GTCGATATCGGTCTCCAAGTCATCGAGGCCCACGAAGACTACGTCAGTATCGCCTGTAAGACCTTGCAAGCCTTCCCAAGTATCCTGTTCTATGACGCCACCTATCCGCTAGGCAATATCTTGCTCTATCCGGTGGCGATCGAGGGCATGTACGAAATCCACGTCCTGACCAAGGGCGTCCTCACCATCCCGCCCGATCTAACCACGCCGTTCATCATCCCACCCGAATACGTCGATGCGCTGATTTGGAATCTCGCCTGTCGCATCCGGCCGATCTTCGGTGCTGCCGCCGATCCGGTCTCCGTGGTGTTCGCCAAGGTCGCGCTCAACACGATCCGTTCCGCCAACGCCCAGATACCACGGCTGTCCTGCCCACCGGCGCTATGGCGCCACAGCGGGCGCTGGGCGGGTCATGGCATCCCGAGCTACGCGAGCTTGAATTGACCTACACTGAACTCCTCGGGGGCGCCTACAAGACCCGCACGCTGGTCTCTGCCGCGCAACGGTGCCTGAACCTTTACCTCGAAAAGACCCCGGTATCGCGCACTGCCGGTACCGGCGAGCCAACACCCAATAGCCATAACGTCACCCCCGGCACGCGACGGCTCTCCGTGGCGCCACAAGAACGCATCCGTGGCCTTTACAGGGCCACCAGCGGCAAGCTCTACGGCGTCGCCGGCCAAGACCTCTACTACATCAGCCCCGACTGGGTCTGGCATCAGGTCGGCCATATCCAGCCCTCCAAGCCATCCACCGCCGTCCCCCGCACCACGCCGGTGAGCATCGTCGATAGCGGTATCGACGCAGTTCTCGTCGATGGTACCTCAGATGGCTGGCATTGGAATCCGGCGGACAATACCGGCTGGGCACGCCTCACCGACGACGGTTTCAAGGGCAGCCAACGCGTCGAGTATCTCGACACGTTCTTCATACTTTCCGAGCCGGACTCGCCGCGTTGGTATGTCTCTGGTAGCGGCGCGACCACGTTCGCCGGTGACGACGTGGTCTCACGCGCGGCATTTGGTGACGACTCCGTTGCCGTGGTGGCGTCTCGTCGCTCGCTCACACTGATCGGTAATGTGAGCACCGAGTTCTGGGCGAACACAGGCGGTGGCGGCTTGGGCACCACGCCGAGTGGCACCGAGACCAATGTGTTCCCGTTCAGTATCACAGCCAACTATCACGACGTAGGTTGTGCGGCGGTCTATAGCATCGCCAAGATCGCCGACGTGATCCTGTGGCTGGCTCAAGACGTCGCTGGTAACTGTACGGTGGTCGCCGCATCCGGCTTCACGGTCACCCGTGTCAGTACCCATTCCATCGAGACCGAGTTCAGCACCTATTCGAATATCGCCGACGCCACCGGCTATTGCTATCAACAGCAGGGGCATCAGTTCTACGTGCTCAATTTCACCGAGGCCGACAAGACATGGGTCTATGACATCATCACCGGCGAATGGCACGAACGCTGCTGGCTTGATGCCAATGGCAATGAACACCGCCATCGCGGCAACTGCTGCGCCTTCGCCTACGGCAAGATCGTGGTCGGTGATTGGGAGACCGGCGATCTCTATCAGCTAGACCTTAATACGTATACCGATGCCACTCCCGGTGGCGCTGGCAATGGCCCGATCAAACGCCTGCGCTCCTTCCCGCACATGATCGATACTGGCATGAACAAACGGGTGTTCTATCGCACCCTGATCGCCAACATGGCCGTCGGTACGAGCAAGCACACCACGGCATCCGAGACCGTGGTGGACACCAGTTTCGTGGCGGCCGATGGCACGCTATTGGAGAGCTACAGCAATGTGGCCGACACCAACGGCCATTTCCTCAAGATCACCGGCCAAGGCCAAGTGGTGGATGATTCCTTCATCGCCACCGATTCGGGGATTACGGCGTATCAGACTGCCACCCCACCGACCGTCAACAACTACGCGGTGCAGTTCACGGTCGATCTCACCGATGGCACCCTGAAACCGCCACCCGGCTCTTACATGTTCGCCATCGGTCGCGGGATCAATCTCAATCAGGGCTACCGCGCCGCTGTGACGAGCACAGGGACCGCCTACACCATCGACCTCACCGTGTTACCCGCCACGGTCTCGGTGCTCACACTGCCACTTGGGGCGATGATGGACGGGGGGTTTCGGGTGACCTTGGAGATGCAAGGCACCGGCATCAGTGTCGCGGTGCAGCGCATGGCGGATCAATTGTGGCTGGATCATGTCGGCGCATGGACCCCGATCAAGGTGACCGCGATCCGCACCACCGATCATACGTATGTTGGGCCGGGTTTGGTGTTCTTCGGCGGCAACTGGCTACAGACCCCGACAGTCGGGCCGCCGCCGGCAGCGATGATGGCTGGGTTCACCGGGTTGGTGTTCGAGGACGATTTCACCGATCCGGGGACGATCTCGCCGACGCCATGACCTACAAATGGTATTGGAATTGGACCGAAGACGCCGCCAAGTGGATGGTGTTGCCGTCTGATCGAGGCGCCGGCTTCGGTATCTCGCCTAATGGCGGGGTGTTGCGCATTACCGATGGCCAGTTCCCGATCAATGGCAACGTGGTGACCATTCCGGTCAATACGTTGAACTCGGGAAGCGACACCTTGCCCTCGATTGGGCAGGGGCATTGGCGGCATTTCTATCTGGAGTTCATGGCCGAGTTTCAGACCATGGACAATCAGAGCACCGATCCCACCAATGGCTGGCCGGCGTTGTGGGTTTGGAGTGCCCAGAACCTGACGGAGTTTGGCTTGGGTGGATCGAGCTTGAGTGCGCCGAACGCCACCGAGATCGATGTGATGGAGCATTTCGGCACGATCTTCAGCCATACCACACCGGTCGCCGAGGCCACCGCGTTCAACCATGGCCCACCCGATCTCAGCTTTTCGATGGGCTCTGCTGCCTTGCCGACAGGCAGTTCAGGTTGGCATCGCTATGGCTTGTTATGGACGGCCGATGTGATCGAGACGTATTTCGATGATGAGTTGATCGGCAGTCACGCCACGAGTGCGTTCAACTTGGAGACTGATGGGCAGAGCTTGTTCATCATCATGGGGACGGGGAACTCGTGGGTGTTGAACATCGATTGGGTGAGGGTGTGGCAGGGCGTCGGGTAAATACCTCAATACCATTGAGGGTTTTCCATGGCATCCCACGTTTATCCCAAGGCCAAAGAGGCGTTCATCTCGACTGGCATCGATCTCACCAGTTCCACAGTCAAGATCGTTCTCTTGACCTCCGCCTATACGTATTCCGCTTCTCACCAGTTCTACAGTGACCTCTCCGGCGTCATTGTCGCCAGCGGCGCCTTGGCCAGCAAGACGGTGACCAGTGGCGTGTTTGACGCGGCTGACGTCACCCTGACGGCGGTGACGAGTGGCAGCACCATCACGGCGTTGGCCGGCTACAAGGACACCGGGACGACCACAACGTCACAGTTGCTGTGGTTCAACGATGGATTTTCGCAGGCGACGACAGGTGGCGATGTCACCGTGCAATGGGATAGCGGTGCTTCACGTATCTTCGCGCTGTAAGGTAAAAACTGATGGCAGATTGGTACGTATCGAGTGCAGCTTACACAGCTATCGCAACCTTTGCGGCATCGCACGCCTACATCATAGGTGACATCGTCAAACCGACTGCGCCGGCAGCGCGGGCTAAGCATGTATTCAGATGCACGGTTGCTGGCACTAGTAGCACGGAGCCTTCGTGGCCTACTGGTCAGACCAACACGGTAGCGACAGGCGGCGCTACGTTTACGAATGTCACTTCTCAATCGACATATGCTTGGGGTGCGGCAGCCGGTGATATAGGGACGATCTATGGCGCAAACCGACTTGGTTTGAATGATCGCGTCTTCATCAGCAGCGACCACAGCGAAACTACAACGCAGACCGATTGGGGCAACAATTTCGTGGGTGGATTCGGCGTGATTCAATATCTTTGCGTCAACCGCGCCGGCTCAGTCCCGCCTGTATCGGCCGATCTAACGACTGGTGCACAGATTTCTACTACCTTCTTCTTTTTCTGGGTTAGTGGTTCAACCTATTGGCAAGGAGTCTCGTTCGCAGCAACAACTAGCACTATCCAATTTGGCGGCGCAGCGTCCAACATGATGACAGTCTATTTCAAGAACTGTAGTCTATGGCTTAACCATAGCAACGCAGGCTCCCAGATCGGTTCCAACAGTGTCGGAACCCTCATCTTAGACAACACAACCGTACAATTTGGCAATGTCGGGCAGACTATCGGATCAGGAAACGGTAATACCAGTGAGATAATTTGGATCAATACACCTTTCGCAATCGTAGGCGCTACTATACCAACAGCGTTAATAGTGGATAACTGGTCATCATCTATGACGGTCCGGGGCGTCGATTTAAGTGCCGTAACGAATACATTGGTCAAGTGTCTGAGCGGCGGCGGCCTCAAGTTCCTATTCGATTCCTGCAAGATTGCTCCGGGAGTTACGAGATTTGGCACCGTCAGCAATAGCAACCCGCGCGATCTTGTCGAATTGGTCAACTGCTATGACGGCACAAATATCATCTCTGAGTCCTATCAGTCCAGCGGAGCAATCACAACCGAGTTCACCATCACTCTATCGGGCGGTGCCGCCGACGACGTCGGAGCGTTCTCTCATAAGATGGTGTCCAACGGGAACGCTGATAAATTTGCGAATCCGCTGAACAGTTTCTGGATGGATGTGGAGAACACCATCACCGGTTCGAGCAAAACGGCGACGGTGGAGATCATCAGCAGCGCTGCATTGAACACCGATGAAATTGCATTGTATCTCCAATACGAAGGAACTTCAGGATCGTCGATTGCGTCATTTGTAAGTAGTTTTGCTGGCCCCCTCACAACAGGTTCAAGCGTGGCATCGAGTAGTGCGACATGGAGTGGTGTGCCGTCTACCGCTACCAATACATTAGATACAAACTTCAATGGAACGATGACATACTCTGGCGGCAACTTAAGCTGTACAGGAACGGCAGGCTCGACAGGAGAGAACACGCGAACGCTTTATCCAGAAACCAGCGGCAAGTTCTATTTTGAAGGGACAATCAATTCCGGTTCAACGAACATCGCATTTGGTATCGAAAATAATCTCGGCCTGAATTCAAATGCGTATTCAACGGTCAATGGTCATTACTTTTACTCGTCGGGGGTATGGACAAACAATGGCAGTCTAGGAACAATCGGATCACCCACAACAGGTGATACGGTTTGTGTCGCATTTGATATTGCCAACAAGAAGGTATGGTATCGACTTAATGGAGGTAACTGGGACAATAATGTTGCACACAATCCAGCTACTAACACAGGCGGTTATGATATAACTGCTCTATTGGCGAGCAATGGCTCTGTTTATCCATCTGCGTCGCTATGGACTGTAGGCGATAAGATCACGTTAAACCTCGGTGCTACGACATTTGCACAAACTGCACCATCTGGGTTTTCTGGACCTAATACTATACCACTGACATGGTTTCCTCAAAAGATGCAAGTGACGTTTACTCCCCAGCATGCGGGTCGGCTGCGCGGGCAGGTTAGGCTAGGCAAGGCTGCGACAATCTATTGCAACCCTCAGATCATGGTGACTTGAGATGTGCGCTCGGAGCCGCCGTCAGCACTCGCGCAGCATAGGATCGAATCCTATGTTGATCCGCAAATCACGGTAACATAATGGCAGCCACCACCTTCGTTGTCTCGGGGTCTCGCCCTGGCGGCTCCGTCGTCATCACCGATACAGGTAGCAATCATACCTTCGTGGTGGCTGGCGTAGGTACTGAGTTCGATTTCGCCCCACCAATCAATGCTAACCCAACCGGCATTCCATCAAGCTCGACGGTTGGAACGCCCATCATCACCGTTGCTGCGAACACCGTCACCCTGCATCCATCTGGGATTGGATCGACCGAATCGGTTGGCACACCAACATTCCTTCTATCGCTGATCATTCTCCCCTCGGGTATCCCATCAGAAGCAACGGTCGGAACACCCAGTCTGATCGTGCCGATCATTATAAGACCATCTGGCATTCCATCAGAGGAAAAGCTAGGGCCTGTCGGTATCATGCCGATCGCCATTTTCGGCATTCCCTCTTCGGAATCGGTGGGACAACCGAGCCTCGGTGGGGCTGTTACCATATTACCGAACTGGTACGTATCATCAGAGAACTATGCAGCACTACCGCGTTTCCAGACGATTTTCGGTTATCAGGTAGGCGATCTGATAACTCCTACTGCGCCAGTAGACCGGCAAAAAAATGTGTACCGTTGTATCACAGCAGGCGTCTCCGGCGCGACAGAACCAACATGGGACTTCGGTATCGACCGCGACACGACGACTGGTGCAGCAACCTTTAGGAATGTCACCGGTCGTGCTCGTTATGGCTGGATCGCCGCAAGTGGGGACTATCCAACTATCGCAGGAGCGTTATTCAAAACTGGAACTGCGCCGGGTGATATTGTGTTTGTCGCCAGCGATCATCATGAAATACAGGCCACCAGTGCCGAGTATGGTATGACGGGTGCGATTTTCTCCAACGGTCAATATGGTCTGCTAAGACTGCTCAGTGTCAATCGAAACACGATACAATTGACGCCGGGGGCGATCTTCGAGGCCATCAATGGCCAGCAGATAACTATCGGTAATGAATGTGAGATTTACCACGAGGGTATTACCTTCCTTGTCTCCACTCCAACAAGCACAGCGATTTCGTGCGGCAATTCCGTGGTGGGCTACAAGAGTTACTATTTCAAGAATTGTATCATCCAAACTCAAGGGACCAATTACCAAATGATCTCAGAAAACACTGTGATCATTCTCGATAATACGCCTCTCTTGTATAGCAACCCGTCCCAGAATCTCGGCTTTACTAACAGCGACGTTCTTTGGCTCAACACCCCACATCCATTTGCTGGAGGCTTGGTGCCTACCATCCTGTTTGATATGGGTCTGGGAATCGTCATGGCTTCGATCACGTTAAGGGGACTCGATTTGACCCCGATGACCGGTACCTTGGTGCGTGGTGGGGGTGGACACAAATACCTGTTCGAGAACTGCAAGATCAATCCCCATGTTGTGCGCTATGACATAACCGATCTTCGGAATCTTGACACGACGGCCGATGAGATTGTCCTGCTCAATTGTGATGATGGCACGCATACCGTCTCCGAACTATGGACGCCTATGGGATCGGTCACCACCGAGTTCGGTATCGTGCTGGCCGCCACGGACTACGGCGGGTCATATTCACACAAGATGACCTCTAGTGCCGCAGCAGATAAGTTCGTCGCTCCCCTATGTGGCTTCTGGCTCGACTTTGAATACCCTACAACGGGCAAGCATACCCTCATCATTCAGATGGTCGGTAGCACAACTTTGAAGGATGATGAGGTGTCGCTCTGGGTGGAATATCAAGGTGGCGACGGTCACAACCTATTCGCCAAGAGCCTCATAACCCCGTTGACGCCGCCCAGCGCGTTGCCGCTGTCCTTCTATGAATGGACGAGCTACCCCTCCACACCGGTCAGACACGAACTCAGAGCCCCGTTCACCCCACAACACAGGGGTCGTGTGCGTTGCCAAGTGCGATTGGGCAAGCCATCTACCACCCTCTACTACGACCCGTTTGTGATCGTCGGTCCGTAAATATCCGATGACCGATTGGTACGTGTCCTCTGTTGCCTATACCGCCGCCGCCTATCCGGCGTTCCAAGCGTCCCATACGTATGCTGTGGGTGACATCATCGTGCCGACGGTTATTGTCAGCGGTAAGATGTGGGTGTTTCGCTGTACAGTCGCTGGCACATCCGATGTCGAACCAATATGGGGTCCCGGCACCTATAGATCGGGTACCGTGACGTTTGAAAATATCACTGGACAGAGCGCCTATTTTTGGCAAGCAGCGAGTGGTGATGTTTTGTCAGTGCAGACCGGTCAACGTGTGATAGCAAAAGATAATATATTCGTCTCCAGCGATCACGTTGAATACCAAACAAGTGCGTTTTATAACCCCTCTTATAGAATAATCTGTGTCAACCGAGCAGGCTCTACACCACCTAAAGAGGCCGATTTAGCCACTGGTGCAATATTCTCGGGTGATAATATTGGGCTATCTAATGGTGGGAATACCTATTTTTATGGCATCACTTTCGAAGTACTAACGTCAGATGGAATCAGTGTCGGCGGCGGTGTCAATGGCATGACAATCTACATGGAAAACTGTGTACTATGGCTGAATACCACAGATGCCACTGCCATTATAAGTCAAAATCTCGCTAATACGATAACATTGGTGCTGGACAACACGTCGATCAAATATGGTGCGAGCAATCAAGGGTTTGGCGCTAGCTTTGATTCCTGTTTTGAGTTGATTTGGATCAACACCCCAAATGCGTTCACTGGTGTGACACCAGCACATCTGTTTCTAAGTTTTCAGGCATTAACCGGATTGTTCCCGGCAAGGTTCACTGGCACATGTCGTGGCGCCGATCTCAGTGCGCTGGATGGAACATTTGTCTTTGGCGGCGGAGGGAATGGTGCGAAGTACCTAATCGAATCCTGCAAAATCAATCCCGCTGTCACGCGGTACGATCGGACGACTTCACACAGCACCACTGAAATGCTAGAACTGATCAATTGCTTCGATGGCACCAACTACCTCAACGAGTTCTACTCGCCTGCTGGCGATGTCACCACGGAGTTCACCATCACCTTGTCCGGGGGTGCCGCAGACGACCATGGTTCATTCTCGCATAAGATGACCACTACGACCTTGATCGACAAGATCGTCCTTCCCTTGAACGGCTTCTGGATGGACATAGAGAACCTCGACGTCGGTGTTTCCAAGACCGCGACCGTCGAGATCATCAGCAGTCAGACACTCAAGAACGACGAGGTGGCCCTGCATCTCCATTATATGGACACCGAAGGATCGGCGGTCTCGACATGGCGGAATACTCTATTCAATGCCGCGATCAATCCGCCGATAGCACTGCCGACCTCCACAGCCACATGGGATAGCTCACCCGACACGCCCGTGGCACAGAAACTCCAAATCGTGTTTACGCCACAGAAGGCCGGTAGAGTGCGTGGCCAAGTGCGCTTAGGCATCCCCTCGACTACCATCTACTATAACCCACAGATCATCCTGACATGACCAAGACCTATATCCTCAGCGGATTGCGCCCCGGCATCGGTTCGGTCTCGATCACCGAACCCAATCAACCCAATGCCATCCTGGTGGTCGGTGTCGGCGACGTGGTGCGCTATACCGATCCCGAGCCCATCACCAGTCTGTTGATGGATGATCTGGAGGTCATCGAGTTCGATACCCTGCCGCCAGATCGCCCCTTGGTGTTCCTGCGCTACAGCGATGATGCCGGGGCGTCGTGGAGCAATCGGTTGGAAGAGTTCCTCGGTTGGGAAGGTGAGTTCGCCAATAACCTGCAATGGCAACGCCTCGGCACCGCCCGCTACCGCGTGTTCGAACTGTCGTGGTCTACGCCATGTCTGACCGCCCTCACCGGCATCTTCGTCAACACAGGCCCCGCTTCATCGTAAATACCGGTATACAAGGAATTATACCGTGGCGGTCACCTGTCTCACCGATACCTTCAAGCAAGAACTCCTCATGGGCGGCCATTGCTTCATGCAAGCCGTCACCGCAACCGGCGCTGCCGCCTCCGCTGCAACCAGCGTCACATCCGTATCATCCGTCGCCGGCATCGTGACCGGCATGTCAGTTAGCGGGACTAACGTGGCCACCGGCTCGGTGATTGCCAGCGTCGATAGCAGTTCGAGCTTCACCCTGTCCAAGCCAACCCTCGGCACGATCTCAGGTGGCACGTTCAGCCTGTCCGGCGATGTGTTCAAGATGTGTCTGATCAAACCATCGCCCAGCAATACGTATGATGCCACCCTCGCGAATTACAGCGCAGTCGGTACCGACGAGGTCACCGGCACCGGGTATACCGCTGGCGGCGTGGTGCTATCAAACGTATCTCCCGCCCTCGCGTCTGGCGTCGGCTATGTGACGTTCTCGCCCGATCCAAGTTGGCCGGGCGCATCGTTCAGCACCGAGGCGGCGGTGATCTACAACACCTCGAAACGCGCTGGCGCCGTATCAGGCAGGACGGTCGGCGTTTTCGATTTGGGTGGCACCCAGACCGTGTCAGGTGGCGGCACGATGACTTTGGTCCTTCCGGTTTCCGCCTCCGGTACCGCGTTGATCCGTTTGAGCTAGTTTTAGGAGTTTCATATTATGCCTCTACCCTATGGTTATTGGATGTTCAGCGGCGAACAGATTCAAGCCGCAATCGATGAAGCCGTAACCCATGCCGGTGGTATTGGTGGTGGCGCAACCGCCGGCCCAGCCGGACCTCAAGGTATCGCCGGGGTGCCCGGTGATATTGGCCCCGCAGGGCCTGCTGGGCCGCCCGGTGAGGCCGGTCCCGAAGGCCCCGAGGGTAAGCAGGGCAATATCGGTGCGACCGGTCTGGACGGCCCTGCTGGGCCACCGGGAGCCGATGGTGCCGATGGCGCCACTGGCAACGTCGGGCCACGCGGCGATAGCGGGCCACAAGGTGTCGCTGGCCCCGAAGGTAATGTCGGCCCACGCGGCGATGTCGGACCTGCCGGCCCTGCCGGTGCGGCTGGCCCTGCCGGCGCTGATGGCGGCGTTGGCGATCAAGGCCCAGTCGGTGACGCTGGACCACAAGGCGAGCAAGGCGTGCAGGGCGATCCCGGCGTGCAAGGCGACAAGGGGCCGCCGGGCGACCAAGGCCCAGACGGCGAACCCGGCCCGATGGGCGTGGCTGGACCGCAAGGCGAGCCCGGTGACAAGGGGCCACAGGGCGATAAGGGTGAAACTGGCGATCAGGGACCGCCGGGCGAGCCAGCGCCGTAACTAGATGACCACGCTATCCGGTGTTGGCGGTCGGGGCTCGGCGGGGGTTCCCACCCCCAGACGAACGCCCCCCGCTACCATCGGCGTAAGCGCCGTGGGCGGCGTTGGCACGCTCAGCCCCACCAGCTTCCCGATCTATGTCACAGGGGCCGCCAGCGCCTCACATGGCGGTGTCCTCGGCCATCCTGTGATCAATCAGCGTATCCCCCTACTGGGGGCGATGATCCAATCGCATACTACAGCCCTTTTGAGCGATATTCTGGTGTTCCTCAGTGGCGCGGTATCGTTCGAATTGTTCTCGACCGATGATCCCACCGACATCAGTACTAGTGCTGGCTCGCTCGGGTTGCGTTTATCCACCACCGGTTTCGCGATGACCGATCTGGAGGTGGTGATCGATCTACCGCCCAGCGAAGACGAGGTGGTGTCGTTGGCGTGGTCGGATAACAAGGGGGCGACCTATCAACATCCGATCGAACGCACGCTCGGCAATACCGGCGAATACCTGACATCGATCACATGGCGGCGTTTAGGCATGGGACGCGATCGAGTGTTCGTGGTGGAATGGTCGGCTCCGAGCTTGACCGCGTTGACCGGGGCGTTCGTCGAGACCGCTGAGAGCCAGTCATGACGAATCCCGTCAATGCCCAATTCGCCTCGTTGCCGTCGATCTCGATCC